ACACATTTCTTAAAAACTTATGCGACACTCAAAAGGTGTCGCTTTTTTTTTCTACATTCACCACACTAAATTTTACAGCTATGTCAGTAAAGGACACCTACATTGACTTGTGCGAGGCTCGTATCGAAGCCCTCGCCAATGAAGTACGACTCTTAAATGAGTTTATCATTAGAGATTACTCTATGAAAGGAATCAGCGCACAGGGCGCTATGGATTTGTTTAAAACATTCAAGGAACGCAATGAAGATTCACGAGGAACTACGGAAGGCAACTAATTACCCTGAAGAATATGAAATCAATGAAATCACCATATACAACCACTTTTACCTCCACTTCGGATTCTACGATGACAGAAGGTTATGGTCACGAGCAAGTTCAGACTCCCTCGCCAAGTACCACCAACCCGAAGTCGACACCAAGTTATTATTCAGGAAAGTATAAGGACATTGAGGCCTTTGATGTATGTATGGACTTTCAGCGTGATAGCTACAACTTAGGTGTTGCCATTGCTTACCTGCTTCGAGCAGGGAAGAAGCCTGGCAACCCCAAGGAGCAGGACATCCAAAAAGCTATAGACCACTTAGAGAAGGAATTAGAATACATCGCTTATGAGCAATACCTTGACACTTCAGCTGAAATTAAAAAAAACTATAAGTCTAAATAGTCTGTATGCGGGTAAGCATTGGACGTATAGAAAAAGAATCAAAGATGAATATAAGAAAGAAGTTGAGTCAGAATTGGCTCGTTATGACCACCATAGTGCAGCGGGTTGTTCTATCCTTATTCGGTACAATACTCGTTATGATGTGGACAATAACGTTTTGGTTTCAAAATTTGTTGCTGATACTCTCGTGGATCGTGGATGGATTCCTGATGACAGCCGTAAATACTACGACAAACTTACTATCGTATTTGACCCAACGGTTGAGAAGAATTATTGTGAAGTTGAAATTAGACTAAGAGATGCACAGCTCAGCAGTGAAGATTAACGCTTTAGATTTATTCTCGGGTATAGGTGGTTTTCATCTTGGCTTTCAGCGAGCGGGGTATGAGGTCACCTCTTACTTCAGTGAGGTAGACAAGCACGCTATTGCTGTGTATAAACATCAATTTAAGAATAGTACCTATGTTGGAGCAGTTGGAGATGTTCGGGGGGCAGACCTCCCCAACATCGACCTCATCACTTTTGGAAGTCCTTGCCAAGACTTTAGTCAGGCTGGAGGCCGCAGGGGTCTCGAAGGAGACCGAAGCAGTCTTATCTCTGAAGCAATACGGCTTATCCGAGAATGCAGACCGAGAGTTTTTGTTTGGGAAAATGTTAAAGGAACATTCAGCTCAAACGATGGGGCAGATTTTGCGGCAATCCTCCAAGCCTTTATTGACATTGGGGGCTATAGACTTGAATGGCAACTGCTTAATACATCGTGGTTTCTACCCCAAAATAGAGAGCGAGTGTACCTTGTCGGACATCTTGCAGAGTCCAGAGAAAGTTACCGAGGAGTATTTCCTATCGAGGAGTCAGGTAGAGAGTCTAACTTCAGGCATACAAAAGTCGCATCTACACTTCAGTCCCCTGGACACAGCGGGGGAAACTACCGAGGGATGAATATGATTGCGGTTAAGAGTGCTAAGGAATGTGGGTATGAGGAAGCTGAGGTAGGTGACAGCATCAACCTAACGGCTATCAACTCAACTACTCGCAGGGGTCGAGTGGGTAAGCAGAAAGCGCAAACACTTGACACCTTATGCGAGCAGGCAGTCATTGAACCTGACTATAATTACAAGAAGGTGAACGAGACGATAGAGCAAAACGAGGGTAAGTTCAAGAAGGGTGAGCCTACTATGATGGACTTACACAATCGCAACCTTATGGAGGTCTCCCCCTGTTTGGTTGAGCCCCACCATAACGCTTCAAGTTTATTTGACGGCTATAGAATCAGAAGGCTTACACCTATAGAGTGTGAGCGCCTTCAGGGCTTTCCTGATAACCATACTAAATATGGATCATACGAAGGAGAGCTCAAGGAGATAAGTAACACGCAACGCTATAAGCAGTGCGGCAATGCGGTCACGGTTGACGTGGTTGAAGAAATTGCCAAGCGACTTATGCCGTTGTATGAATAATTTTGTTAATTTCGAATCAGTTTAATTAAATCAAGTGCTATGAAAACAGCAGTAGTAAAAGAGGTGAAGCCTGTAGGCGAGCCAAGACAAGGTCAGTACGGAATGATGTACACCTATGGAGTAAAGTTTGACAATGGGGACTCTGGCCTCTATACGTCAACAAGTGAAAACCAAGACAAGTTTGTGTTGGGGCAGCAGGCCCACTACACAGACGAACCCAAGCAAAGTAAAACGGGAAAGACTTGGTATAAGATTAAACCTGCAAATCCGCAATATGATGGTCAGGTAACGAATGCACCTGCTCAGGTGTCTGTCCCTTCAGGGGGAGCAGCGCCGAGCAAGGATTTACTTATCATTAGACAGACAGCTATAAAGGCTGCGGCTGAGTTTTGTGCATCTATTGACTCAAGCACTAATGATGTTATTCGTGTTGCGGATTCATTTGTGAATTATATCTTGGAGGGTAAGCCTCAAGGCGCTAAGCCTACACAGACCTCAGCCCCTGTGCAAGAGGCTGATGACCTACCATTCTAAATTAGTTCACAACCAAAGGGAGGGCATTAGCCCTCCTTTTTAATTAACCAAACATATGGCAGTAGTAAGCTATGCCGACATCACAGGTCGGGTAGATATGATACGGATGAACAAGGTCAAGCAGGGCTATGACTTTGGGCATCATAAAATAGATGAGTATTTAACATTTAAGAAGGGAAATTTCAATATCATTTTGGGGCACAACAATGTTGGTAAGACTACCACCATATTGTACCTGATGCTTATGCAGAGCTTAAAGAATGATATGAGGTGGTTGGTCTTCTCGAGTGAGAATACTCCTGAGAGCATTGTTATTAAACTCGTTCAGTTTTATTCTGGCAAGCCTATCAATCAAATAGAGTCTGATGAGATGCAGCTATGTATGAATATGGTTATGCAGTATTTCATCATCATAGACAGCGACAAGAAGATGTACAGCTATAAGGACTTGATTGAGGAGGCTACCGACATATATCAACGGGATAGTTTTGACGGCTTTCTCATTGATCCATATAACAGCTTAAAGAAAGAGGCTAAGATGTACCAAGCCTTAGGCGGTCACGAATATGACTACGAGGTAGCCACGGCATTTCGGAATTGGGCCAAGCAGTATAAGGTCAGTATATGGGTAAATACTCACGCAGTGACTACAGCACTCAGGAATAAACACACGGGCACACACGAGTATGCGGGGCTTACCGCACCGCCTCGAGTGGGTGATGTTGAAGGAGGCGGTAAGTGGGGAAATAGGGCCGATGATTTTTGGTGCATCCACAGGTACACAGCCCATCCTACTGAATGGATGTATACCCATATCCATTGCTTTAAGGTCAAGGAGACTGAGAGCGGTGGTAAGCCTACCCCATTAGATGAGCCTATCCGTTTACGGATGCGCCAGGGGACTACAGGATTTGAAATAGATGGACAGCCCTTATTACCTGTTATGAATAAAAAACAGGAAGACCTGCCATTTTAGTGCATAACTATGTTATATTAGAAGATGAGAGAAGACGATTTGTTCCGATGGGATTTTCGCAACAATAAGAGCCTTAGCCTCTTATGGCTTCGAAGCAAGAACGCACAGCTGATGGATTTGGCTATGCGCTTGAAGCCTGACGATCCACAGGATGAGGAGGCGATGAATGACTTCTTAGATGCTGTGAGTATCTATGGCGCTATTGATGCGTGCATTGATATGGTGGAGCAGACACAACACATTATATATTCAGCTCAGGCAGAGAATGCCAAGCTGAAGCAGACCATTTACGACTTGCAGAAGCGTGTGAAATCCTTCGAGGGTCAATTAGATGAATTAGATGAATACTTAAGATGAGACCAAGCTATAGTGCATTAGAGAAAGAATACCAATTATACCTAACGACAAACGAGATAGGTGTAAATAGAGAGCAGAGAAACGTCCTTGCTCGCCACGCTTTTATGGTGGCTGCAAGAGACGTATACACTACTCTGGAAATAGCGAGAGCAACAAAGCTGCATCACGCAACCGTGATACACGCAACTAAGAACCACGAGATGAACACCTTCTCGAGTTCAATGTATATAGAGTTCTTCAATCAGTCGCTAATGATTATGCAGCGGCTGAGGGAAGATGAGAGCTTCTTAAGCCCTGAGCAGATTATCGTCAAGGAGAACATCTTTTTGCGCAAGCGCATTGACAGCTTGCGTGCTGAGGTACACTTCTTGGAGAGCAAACTTGAGAAGCAGAGCGACAAAGTAATAGAACACAAACAACTTATAGAATGAATTTTGCCATAGAAGCCGCCCCCCTATTTGGATTTATAGTCGGAGTCAACTATTGGAACTCCGAGTTTGATGATGACTTTCAAGACCCCAAGTACCACTCCCTGCAGTTGTGCTTCGGGGTCTTGGCGATTGTAGTGACGTGGTCAACCAAAGGAAGAGGGGAATGACACTCTTAGAATTACTCGCTAAACACCACAGGGAATGGGTCAAGATGACCTATAGCTTTGGGGCGGGAGACTTTGCTGAGGACATTGTGCAGGAGATGTACATACGCTTAAACAAATACGTTGACGATCCACAGCGCATCTTATATAATGGAGAGCCTAATAAACTCTTTGTTTGGGTGACACTGCGCAACTTAGTGCGCAAGTGGCAGCGGGGCACTGACCTTATTATATATGTAGACTCTTACCACGACCATAACGAGTACAGCGAAACAATAGACCGAGATGACGATGACTTATTTGAGGAGTTCATTGACAAGGTCTGGAGTTGTGCTGAGGAGATGTATTGGTTTGACTACAAGATGTTCGAGCTCTATCATACTACTGAGATGAGTATGCGTGACATTGAGAAGGAGACTACCATCAGTTTAAGAACCATTTTTACAACATTAAATAAAGCAAAAGAGTATGTCAGAGAAAACCTCTACGAAGAGTACCAAGCGTACCGCAAAGAAATCCAAGGCTAAGGGCTTGGGTGACACTATTGAGAAAGTAACAGAAGCAACAGGTATTAAGAAAGCTGTTGAGATGTTTAGCGAGGCCACAGGCATTGACTGCGGGTGTGACGAGCGTAAGAAGAAATTGAATGAGCTCTTCCCTTACAAGCATACCGAATGCTTAGAGGAGAAGGAGTATGAGATGCTTAAGGAGTTCTATGCTCAGTTTGATGGTGTCAAGGTAGACGAGAAGTATACGAAGCCTATTGCTGAGGTGCACGCTCGTGTCTTTAACCATAAGTTTGATATTCCTTGCAGCTGTAGCCCTAAGACGTGGAAGGCGTGGATAACAGAATTACGCAAGGTTTACGATGAGTATGACAGAGGATAAGCTGTTTCTTATACTGAAGGCTTGTTTTATGTCAGACCTTGAGCAGAGTCAGGATCAATACTCACGTCACGATTGCTACAGCGAGCGTTGGAATATGGACATTGAGCTCAAGTGTCGCAGGACTCATTATGATGACCTATTGATTGAGAAGGATAAGTACGATGCCTTGATAGAGAGAGCTGAGAAGAACGGCAGGAAACCGTTCTACATCAACTCTACTCCTGAGGGGATATATGCTTTTAACCTTCAGGAGTTAGACATTGTTTGGGAAATGAAGGGGGGTCTCCCGAAGACAACCGATTTCCCGAACAGGTCAAAAGTTGTCAAAGAGGTGGGCTTCCTACCTATATCAATGTCAATTAAATTAAACGAGGAAGAGTAACCTGTTAATTATTTTGTTTATATTTGGACATAACCAAAATTTAAATGTTATGTCTAAGAAGACCTACACAAGAAAAGAGAACCTCATTTATGGGGGTGCTGCCTACCTTCTGGCAGCGATTGCAGTTACTGCTATGATAGCGATGTACGAGTTGATTGAGTACCTTTTTAATCTACCTATATAATGGATTACTTAGATATTGAACTCAGGAACTACCAAGACAACCAAGACGCTTGGTGTCATATCTGTGGTGAGTACAGCGATAATGATTGGCGCTGCGAATGCTGCCGAGATTGTGAAAAGACTCACGCTGCGTGTGAGTGTGGCTCTGAGGAGGAGGATGAAATAATCACACGACAAATTAACCTACAGCAATGATGACGCATACAGAAGCGATAATGAAGGCTCAAATTGTATTTGAGGATGCCTTGACGGACAAGGAGACGATTGATAGACTGCTGCACATAGATGCACAGATGTATCAGAATTTAGGGACAGATAGTAATAAAGCAGAGGTAACCTCAGTCAAGAGGGCCTCTGCTTTTATATATAGGTTGATTAAGAGCATTGACCCTGAGAAGGGCCAACGCTGTATTCAGGCTATGGGATTAACACGATAAATCAGAAGCTATGCCAAAACAGATTACGATGCTCAACGGCAGCGTGCACGACCAAGAATGGTTGGTGCAGCAAGCCGAGCAAGATGACTTCTACTATGGCTACCTTGGTAAGGTAGCTTTTAGTAGCTCTAACATTAAGAAGTTAATTGACAGCCCACGCACCTACTACAACTTGATGCAGTATCTGTCTCTTATACACATCTCCGAGCCCACGAGACGTAGAGGAATCTCGTATGCCGTCTTCTGCTTGA